TTTTTATCTCCTAATTTAAAATCAAAACCTTTGAAATCTTCGTTAAAAAGTGTTTTAGTTTTAGATACAAATCTTTCGTGTTTAGCTTGATTTGCTGCTTGGTCTTCGTTATAGCGATTGAAAAAGTCCATTGCTTTTTGTTGTTCTTGTGTTATACCGGGTCTCAACTTGATTTCGGCATAATATTTACTTTTAAGATCTTCTAAAAAGTTTTTGGCTTTAGCTATCTCTTCTTTGTAAGCGAGTTTTTTCTTTTTTATATCTCGCTCCTCATCCACCTCTTCATCATAGTTAAAAGAATCTTCAATAATAAAGCTTCTTTCTTCCATATTTAAATGAGGCTTAGCTTGTTTGTAATATTCATGTAATAATGCTTCGTCATTTACTTTACTATAATCCGCATTTAATCTAGCATAGTCTTCAACAGTTCCACCTGTTTCTTCCATGAATTTTACTAAATTTTCTATATTTTCAGGAAGTTTTTGTGTTTCTCCTTCCTGTTGTATTTCTTCTTGTTTTTGTGAGGCAGTGGTAGTTTCAGCGCTTCCATCCATTCCTGTCTCGTTAGTATTATCTTCTTCATCAGTAATTTCTTGCAAAGGTGAATCCGATTCTATTTTTTCTTTTTGAGTTTCAGAAACTTCGCTGGACTTTGATACCGATTCGTCCACCTGAGCGCTATCTCCGGTTTGTTCGCCCACAGCCACTTCCTTTGTTTCTCCGACTTGAATGGCATCTTGTTTTTCTTTTTTAGGTTTACTTAAATCTACTTTAACTAAATCAGGAACTAATTTTTCATCACCTAATTGTTTAGGTTTAGTTACTTTTTTTATTTTAAAACTACCTTCTTCTTTAGTAGGTTTTTCTTTAGTAGCTTCAACTGTTTCTTTAGCTTCTTCTACTTTTTCTAATACTTTTTCTTTTATTGTTTCTTCTACTTTTTTTGACATAATATAATAATATAAAATTAATTAATTTTTAAGATGGACTAAATTGTTCTAATCCAAAACCATCTAAATTATCATTACCTGCTGATTCAAAATCTTTAGGCAACGAATCGTTTTGACGCTGAGCTATAAGTTCACTTTGTTGTGTTCCTTGTATTTTAACTCTTTTGTCTTTTCTATTTTCTATTTCAGCTTCTTTTTGTTTTTGTGCTTGACCTTGAAGTCTTGCTAACTCTATATCATAATTAAATTCTTCAGCCATGAGTTGTTTTTTAATTTCGGCTTCTCTTTCCATTTTAGCAATTTCAAACTGAGATTTTGCTTGTTCAATCTGAATTTCTGTTTCTGCCATTGCTTGATTTTTTTGTACTTCAGCTAATGCAGCTTTTTCTGCAGATTCAGCATTCGCAGCAGCTTGAGCTTCTATATTTTCTAATTGTTGAGCTCTATCTAATTCTTGTTTTTTCTTTTGTTTAGCTTTTAAACTTTGATTAGCAAGTTTGATATTTTTAATTTCTCTTAAATCAATAGCATCTTCTAAGCTAATATTTTGTTGTTGTAAAGCCATCTGAATATTTTGTTCTAAATTAGCTTTATCTTCTTCTTCCGGTTCTAATTCTAAAAATATACCAAAATCATGCAAACTTAATTTTTCTATTTCTTTAAGTGTATGTGTATTAAAAGTATTAATGCTAGTCATTAAACTTTGTTGAGTTAAAGGAAATTGTAACATATCTGAAATCCTTAAACTAATATTTTCGCATGTTCTAACAGTTAAATACATTAAAGATTGTAATATATGTTTAGTTGCTGTATTAGAATTTGCTGCAGCTAGTTTTTGTAAACCAACTAATGAATCTTTTGCTGGTGTACTACCATCTCTTGCTTCATTTAATCCGGTGACATCTCTTATCATTTGTAAATAATATTGATAAGTTTGAATCATAGATTGAATCTTACCCATACCATTTGAAGTTTGTAATTCTTGCACTGGTACTTTTCCTCTATTTAGTTCACCATCCTGTGTTAAAGATCTTCCTACAATACTACCTGTTTGAAAATACATATTTAAAGCCTCAGCTGGATTGTAATTTGTACCATTACCTAGATCAACCTCTGCTAATCCATCTACATCTAAATATACACCATCTGGCACCATTTTAGATAATACTTGTTGGAGTTTTAAATGAGTTAATTGAATCATATCAGCAAATCCAATACTTTTTTCTACTATTGAATTAATACGACCTTGATACATTCTAGGAGCTGTAATTATATAATTCATATTAACTTTAGTTGTATCTCCGTAAGGTCTAGTCATATTTTCACTTAATTCCCATTTAAGTAAATTACCTCCTAATCCCAATACTTTTGCACCACAATATAGTACTTCTATTGCTCTGGAAACTCTTTCAAAATTATCATTTTGTGGCGGGTTAAATGTATCTGGCTTTTCTAATGTTTTTTCTAATCCTTGTTCAGTTTGTTTTATTTTAAAAACTTGATCTTGATATGTTTTATATTCAAAATATAAAACTTGAACTTGATCTTGAGTTTCTTGTCCCCACCATGTATTTTCTACATAAGAATTTCTTCCCGGATATTTTTGTATTTCTTCTAAATCACTATCGGTTAACCATGGAAATTGTCTTTTAACTTCTGATAATGACATATTTTTAACTTCACCTACGTAATATATATCTTCAAAATTAGGGTCATCAGTATAAGAATAAACTATATTAGCAGGATTAACATAATCAACTGTAATTCCTTCTGATAAATTAAAATCAGTTTTAACACAACCCATTCCTAAAACAGTTAAATCATAAGCTAATCTTTTTTTAATTTCATCATATTTATTATAATCTAAAATATTGTTAATTGCTTCTTCTTCTGCAATTTCTATACTTTGTTTATAATTAAGTTGCATATAAAGATCTAACTCATTTTGATCTTCTGGTAATGATTCTGGATCAGCTGAAGAATAAAAGTTTCTTCCTGTTAATTCATTTAATTGTTGAATTTCAGCGCTGTTTTGAATATCTCTTAAAGCATTAGCTGCGTAATTCGTTCTTTGTTTAGTAGCAAAAGGATCTGTTGCGTAGGATTTTATTTCATATCCTTTATCTGTCATTCCATTTACAACAATATCTACAAATTTAGATAATATTGGAACAGGTTTCCAATCTAAATTAAGATAAGATAAATCCCCGTTAATAGCTAATTCATTTTTATATTTTTGAACTGGTTGTTCTCCTCTTGCATATAATCTTAATCTATTAAAATTTTGAAAATTACTGATAAAGCGGTTTTGACCACTTGAGTTTCTAAACCACTCATGCTCAATTGCTTGTGCTACTTGTAGTCCATACTCTCTAGATTTTTTCTCTTCTTCAGGTACCACCTGATCAGGAAAAGCACTATTGTAGTTGATTTTAATCATCTAGTTTAGAATTTTTGAATTTACTCCTTTATTATCGTATTTTTTAAAACCTAAAGGTACTGATGTTAATTTTCTTTCAGCGGTTGGTCTATATCTATTTTTATTACATGCCATAATTGCTAAGCCTGAACTTATTGAGGCATCATGAAGTGTTCTGTTGTTTATATTAAATTTTGCCCAATCTTCTAAAGTGCGTTGAAAATATAAATCTCCATAATTTTCACCATTATATCCTATAAAATTTTCTATATAATCTTCTATAGCAGCGGCATGAGCTTGTTTGATATCTTCACTAGAGTTAGGTATACCACCTATTTCTCTTTCTGTTACTGATAATTTATTATAAATTTTATCTGGTCTATTCATAGAATATCCTCTATAACCTCTTCGTTTTAAATAATATAATAATCTAGGTTTGTTATTTTCTGCAAGAAGTGGCATTCCATAAAATACTAATGCCATTAAAACATCTTCAAAAAAGATTTCCGCAGTTTGAGGCCTTGCTATATATTCTAAAAAAAAGCTATTAGGAGGAACATCCTCCATTGTAAATTTAGTTAAACCATGTAAAGAACCTTTTGAACCTCTACCATCTACAGTTCCTGAAATATCATAAGGATCACAACCGAAAGCCCCACAATCAGTATTACCAGGATATCGTATTCCATTTTTTATATTATACCTGTTTTGTAAATTATAAGGAGGAATCCACGAAATAAAAAATCTTCCATTATTATTAGGCATAAAAATAACTCTAGTATCTTTAATCCCATTTTCCCATTGAAAATTACCTTGACTTATAATGTTTGTATTACGTAAATCTTCATTATAATCTATTTGTTCATATATTTTTGTAAGATTAAAAAGAGATTGTTTTGCTTCGTCTCTAAAAGCGTGTTTTTCAGTTCGTGGGAATTGTCTATAAAATTCATTTAAACTGTCTTGATCTTCTTTTAAACCTTCAACTTCGTTTTCCCAGTGAGAGATAACCCCGATATTAATTTGTGATCCGTCAATCCCTTTAACGGCTTTTTTTGGAGTTTCGAATACAGGTAT